CCCACTAAAAGGTAAGTTCACCCCAATAGCAACGTTAGGATTTAAATCAATAGGATCTATCTGTTGTGGGTTAAATGCCATTATTTAGAATTTAATAAGCTCATAATTTGATCCATACCTAACTCACCTGTCCCTAAATTTCCATTAATTGGATCTCCTTGTGGAATAAATGGTCTTTGCACATCTTGTGAAGTAAAACTCATAGCTGTTTCTCCTAACACATCAGCATATTTTGATCTTAAATCCATTGTAGGTTGAATAAATGTTGGTTGAGGTGAGTGAGTAGGAGGAGCATATGATTCTCTAACTACTTGTTTAGGTGATCTTACAGCCTCCAATAAAATATCTTTCAATTCTTCTTGAATTGCCTCTTTTACTGCATCTTTAATAAATTTTTTTAATTCTGTTGATTTCATATAATTATAAATATTTGGTTAGTCTGCTTTTAAATTATTTTGTTGAATGTAAAATACAAGCTCATCAATCAATATCTGATCAATTGAGCTAAATGACCATTCTCCTTTTAACATTACTACATTTTGTTTATTTGTAGCTATAGCTCGTCTACGTTTTAATGGTTTATCTGTTATCTCAGTTTCAACTCCCATAGTAAATCCATATGCATTTGTAACTACAGGAGAAGTTTGAGTAGATTGTTGATTAGTTAATGCTGTTAATTCCTGTGAAATTTGATCTTGAGATACATTTGGATAACAAAATTGAGTTAAAAGATCTAAAAGATTTAAGAATCCAAGAATTTGAGATAATACACCTCTTAATAATGTTAAAATTGCTAAAGTAGTAGTATTAATATAAAGTAATTTTTCTACTAAAGAATCTAAAAATTTAAGAGTATCTTGTACACCTGTAATAACATTTAATGGGATTCCAACACCTGCAACTGCTACGGGTGTGGGTAATTGACGTAATATTTTAATAGTTGGGGATGTAATTCCTAATATTACTTCTGATTTAGCTAGGGTATCTGTTGTATTAGTAATTACAGTAAGAGTACTATTAATTTTTTTAACAAGTTTATTTTTAGTAGCTATTAATATGTCCATTTCCTCTTTTGTTGGACAAGTAATTATATCTCTTATTTCATCAAAAGCCTCAGCAGGATTTATTTTTGATTTTTCTATTATTTTTTGAACTTCACTAATACCATAAGCCGCTATTAAGCTTAATACTAAAGGTATTACTATACCTTTTAAATCATCTATACTTGTATTTAATTTCTTTTGAACTCTAAAATCAACAGTTACATTTTTTGTATTATAATTTTCTACTGTTGAAGATGGAAATTTTAAAAGATCTAAAATTTCTTTTTTTAAATTAGATTCTTTAGCATTTAAAGTAATAATTCCTAAATTTGGCTTAAGATCTCCAACAGATGTATATGGTACTACAGTAGTGGGAGAATATCCTTTTGTTTTAATATTTAATTTAAATTTAGAAGGGTCTAATCCTGTACCTCCTATATCTGGGTGGTTTATAGTAAATTCACCTTTTTTATCAGTTGTAGTTCTTTTAAAAAATACATTATTAATTTTAACTCCTGGTAATGGTTCATTAGTAGTTGAGTTTACTATTGTTCCTTTAACAGGTTTAAATTTTAACTTTTTAGGTAATTCAGGTAATGAACCAGACACAGGAACAGATGGGAGATTTATTCCTAATATAGATAAAACATCATTTAAATCTATATCTAGTTCCATAGAACTTGTATTATTTGAGCCTGTTAATTCTGAAGCCATTATTGTACTTTGGTTGTTTTAGATTTTAAACTGTTATCATTTAATTGAGCTAAGATACCATTAGCACTATTAATTTGATTTAATACACTACCTGCGACTGAATTATAAGAAGTTACTAATGCACCATTAGGATAATCTCTTTGTACTTGTAAAATAGAAGCTAAATCTTTAACAGCATTCGCTAATTGTTTTAAAACTTCAATAGTATCATTACCTAATAAAACAGGTTGAGTAGCGTTTTTAGAACCTAATTTAATATCATTTGAGCTAATATAATGTGAAGCCGCATCTATATTTACACTACCATTAGTAGACATACCTATAGATGTTTGAGCACTTAATAATACACTATCAGTTTTAGCATTAATTACAATTCTATCTGAATTTAATATTACTTGTGGGTTTTTATATTGACTGGGGAATGTTGGAGGTGTGTTATATGATTGATATAATTCACTAGCAACTTTAAATGTATTTAATTGTTGATAAGATGTTAAATAGATTGAAGATAAATCATTACTTAAATCTTCAGTAATAGGAATCCATCCTCTATCATTTACGTTTGTAGGTTGACCATTTCTTAGAATAGTAATAGGATCACCATTAGTACCTGTTGTAGACCAATTATTTTTCTTTTCACTTTTGGATTTAGCTGTACTTCCAAAACGAATACTTTGACCATGTCTTCCTTCTAAAAGTGAATCTCCCATAAAAGGCATTAAGGGGTGAATATCTGTTTTTTCAACAAATGTATTTTGGGAAGGATTAACTGGGGAATTTAAATCAATTTCAGTTGAATTATCTGTAACTTGTCTTACAACTCCATTTTCAGTAGCTTTGTAATCTTGTGTTTGGGAAGGTTTAGCAGGATTGATGAGATTTGGGTAAGCATCGTGATGTGGATGATTCCAAATACCTAAAGGTGTTAAATAAAAATAGGATTCATTAATAGTATTAACTCCCATTTGTTGAGAAGGAAGTGAAAAAAGTAAAACTATTTCATTTACTAATGGATATGTTTTAATTTGAGAATCATAAGGTAAAGCATAGGATACTTGATTTGATGAACCCATTTTATTAACAAATTCATAATATATAGCTCCTATCCCATTCCATTGCCCTACATCATTAAATTTAGGATGATTTTCATCTAATACTATATCTAATACTCTAGCAGAAATGATTTTACTTTGAAGATTATCAATTTGACTAGAGTTAACTCCATTATTAGATTTAGGGGATGTTCCTCTAGTAGAATTTGTTATACCAGTTTTTAACATTTTTAATCTTTAGGATTAAATTTTTTAACTTCAGATAACAATTGAGCTTTTTCGTCTTCGGTCATACCAAATCCTTCTTCCTCTGATTTATTAGAGGCAACAGCACGTTGAATGATGGTAGCCATTTTAACTAACTGCTCATCATTCTTAATTCCTAATTCCATATATTCTTTAATTAATGGAACTATTAATGTAGCATCACCAATATCATTGATAAGTGGTTTTAACTCACCTATCAAAGCAGATATTTGGACTTCTTTTTTCTTTTGGTTATCGTATATTTCTTTTAGGATATCAGAAAATGTCTTCTTACCCCAAACGTTTGATTCTAAATTACTCATATAAGTACTTTTGGGTATAAATATAGAAAATTACTAGAGTTGAAAATGGGTGTATCCCTGATCTAGATAGAATAAATAATTTTTCTTAAATACTCCATAAAGTACTCCAGCTATTTTAGTAATTTTTGGAGTTTTTACCTCTGGGATCATTTCGTGGATGTAAATGTATAAAGCTTTTTTATTAAATACATCAATGGATTCTCGTTTACGAAACAACTCTAAAATAGAATCTGCAATCTTAGCATCGAATTCTTTAGGGAAAATTTTATATATGTTTAAACTAACAAATTCCACATATTCATCTATAAATTTAGATAATTTATCGTTAACACTTGATGTTTCTATAGTATATGAATGTGTATCATCTTTTAATAATTCATCCGTTGATACTTTTTTGATTTTACTTTTATAATTTTTATCATTATAAAGTATACACCAACGCTTAACAATAGTACCAAAGTAAGAATATGCTTTGGCACCTTTGCTAGGATCAAATAGGTGGATTTTTGATAATAAAAACACTATAATCTCATGTTGTAGGTGTTCTAAATTTTCTACCTCGGTATGATAGAATTTGAACGTATGGATTATATTTTGTGTTAATTTGAAGAAAGCATAGTGTATCTTGTCTTCATAAATTTGACTTCTTATTCCAAAGTCAGTTGTATTATTGTACAAAACGATAGCATCCTCAGTTTCCTGGGTAAAATAATTCTTACTAACTCGTTTTTTGGGCACTTTAATTGGATTTTCTAATGTTAAACTCATTTAGGATCTCTTGGATTTTTAATATTGATTGAAATATAACTCCAACTTCATCATCCTTTTCAAATACACCTCCACGATCTAACTCTTTTAACTTTTTGTCTGAGATTTCGATTGTGCGAGATAGATTGTCTAAATAAGCTAAATAACCTGCTACTATATCTTCTTGTTTCTCATTTTTTCTAAGAAGGTTGTAAGTTGTAAATCCTAAGATTACTACTAATACTGCTAATACGCTAATTGCTACTGTTACTATCATAAACTATCAAATATATTTTTTAAACCTTCACTCTTAAATGATCCAAGAGCTTTTGTTTTGGTTGATGTCTTTTTAGACATGTTTGGTTTATTCCCCAATGTATAATTCCCTTTTCCGGCATCCACGGACTTTTTGTCCTCTTTTAATTTAGGTAACCATTCACGTTCAAATTCAATACGTGCTGCCATTAAATCGGCCTGATGTAGTATAAAAGGTAATGATGTTCTAGGTTTTTGTTCAACCATATATCCCATAAGATATTTTTCATTTGCCTTATCATATAAACCATCATGTGTCTGGATAGCAATCATTTCATTAAATGTATACTGAATACCATGTGACTGTAACATAAATAATCCTCTATCGGGAACTGAAGCAAATGGGACTTTAGTATTGAACATATAATCCTCTCCTAATTTTTCACGTCTCCAATTATCTGTTTGGGGGATATAAGAATCTTCATCTTCACTTCCCATTTTACCTAAATCATGATTCAGGGCTGAGAATATTAATTCTTCAGTTGTAAATGTAGTCATATCACATCCTTCAGAATCCCATAATGTAGCTTGCTTAATAGCACATCGAATAACGCGTAAAACGTGTTCTACATATCCTCCGGGGAAAGCATTATGATATTCTTTTTTATGCGCAGCAGGCATTAACATCAAACGTTCAGCATACGTTGAATAAAATTCTAATAATTTCTCTTTACGAGGTTCGGAAATATATTCATTAATATACCCCATTAATTCATCCCAATTTGATTGGATCTGTTCGGCTGTCAAATTCATAACTTATTTATTTTTTTAATTATTGTTCGCGTTCAATGATTGATTGAATATCATCTCTTAATTCAAGAGTTTCTTGTAATATTTGACGTGCACTATCCATATCTCTTTCATTTATGGCGTTTCTCAAACGTTTCAATTTTCCTTCTAGAGACTCTACCCGTCTCAATACTAATTCTTTATTATTCATTTTATTTTATTTGATTACTAATTTAAATTTTTTCCTTTTTACTTTTATATTTCAATAATTTTAAAATCAAAATATAATTGAAGGTAATAACTTTACTTTACTTAGGCAAGTTCTTTTCAACAAAGTCTTGAATTTTTTTCAAATGGGCACATTTCTCATATTCTTCTATACCTTCGAAATATGAAATACTTAATTTGACTG